GAACGCTAAAGGCATCTTCACTAAGGCTGAGTATGCGTCTATGAACAACCAAGCTATTCGTTTGTTTGGCAAAAAACCAACAAATGAAATCACAAATAATCAATTTATTTGATACAATGTTTTGAAGCATGGATAGATACGAAGTCATGAGCGTATCGAAAAGAGAGCCTCCCCTCCTTCCATTGTTTCTTTTTGTAAGAGGGAGGACAGAGCGAGGAAAATATTATGCTTTTACAGCCAAAAAATTGGGCTATCTTTCAACACTACAAAGATCGTTGCCCACCATGGATAAAACTTCATCGTGACCTGTTAAACGACAGGGCTTATATGCGCTTGCCTATTGCTAGCAAAGCGATAGCACCAATGCTTTGGTTGCTTGCAAGTGAGTCAAAAGATGGTGTTTTTGATGGCTCACTAGATGAGCTAGTCTTTCGATTGCATATCACGCCAAAAGAATATCAAGATGGAGTTAAGCCGTTGATTGATAACGACTTTTTCATACTTGTTAGCGGAGTGCTAGCAGAACGCAAGCAAGTTGCTATCCCAGAGACAGAGACAGAGGGAGAGACAGAGACAAAGAAGAAAGCAACTAGCGTTGCACCACCTATCGGTGTTTCTGATTCTGTTTGGCAAGAATTTAAAACATTGAGGAAGGCCAAAAGAGCGCCTATAACTCAGCGAGCCATTGATGCAATTTCAAGTGAAGCGCAAAAGATTGGTTGGACACTTGAGAAAGCCTTGGAGGAATGTGTAGTTCGTGGTTGGCAAGCATTCAAAGCAGATTGGGTTGTCAAACCAAACCCCGCAGATATTGTGAGGCTCACAGTTCCATCAAAGAATGAGCCTAACCTTGCTTTGTTGAAAATAGAGGAAGATGCAAAAAAAGCCGCACCTATTCCGCTAGAAGTGTTGGCTAAGATGGCTCAGATAAGGGGCAGAGCATGAAAGTGTTGCCAATAAACAACTTTGAAGTTGAGCCTTGGTTGCTTGAAAAACACTATGCCAAGCGTATGCCACAAATAATGTTTGCGTTTGGGCTTTACAAAGATGACATTCTGGTTGGCGTAGTGACTTACGGCATTCCCGCTTCACCACCACTTTGTATGGGAATCTGTGGAAAGGAATACTCAGACAAAGTTTTAGAGTTAAACCGAGTCTGTTTGTTGGACAACCACAAAAACGAAGCATCATTCCTTGTTGCGAACTCAATCAAATTATTGCCAAAACCAATGATTGTGGTTTCGTTTGCCGACACAAGCAAAGGTCATGTGGGTTACGTTTATCAAGCCACCAATTTTCTTTACACGGGTTTATCAGCAAACCGAATTGATTGGACAATCAAAGGTCAAGAGCATAAACACGCTAAAACCATTGGTGATGGTCTGACCTTGGCAGAGATAAAAGAACTTCATGGCGATGACTTTTATTATGTCGAGCGATCTAGGAAACATCGGTACATCATTTTTCATGGGTCAAAGACTGACAAGAAAGTCATGCGATCAAAACTGAAATACGAAGTTATGCCGTATCCCAAAGGCGAGTCACAGAGATACGACTCTGGAACAACTGTAAAAACCCAACAACTTTTATTTGTATGAGCCACGCAGAAGCAATGAGAATCTTAGATAAGGTCAAAGAAGGTGTGCCTTATCCTGAAAAAATAATCAACATGGCATTGGAGTTAACTGGTGACTTGGAGTAGAAGAAACATTCAAGGCGCAAGCGACAGAGTGATCCTAGAGCAAGCAGAGGCTAGGGAACTCTATCGCAACTGGGAAACATCAAAGAATCGTGATCTTATTCGTGCCAGACTTGAGAGGGCAGAACGAATCTATGGAACTGGCGCAAGAGATCGAATAAGGGAATATATGAACAGAATCAAGGATGGGACACTGATATGACTTTCATGGTGACTTTTAAGTTGGATGCCGATCCTGTTGGCAAACAAAGGGCGAGATACGCTAGGCGGGGAAACTTTGTCCAGACTTACACCCCTGACAAAACAAGAGGCTACGAGGCTTTAATCAAAGAAGCGGCAACAAAAGCAATGGGAAGTTCCGAACCACTTGAAACCCCTGTAAATCTGTATCTCTACATTCGAGCGCCAATCCCAAAGTCTTACTCTAAAAAGAAAGTAGCAGACTGTTTAAACGGCTTAGAGAAACCAATTAAGAAGCCTGACGCATCCAATGTTCTCAAGAGCGTAGAAGATGCGATGAATGGAGTTGTTTACATAGATGACACTCAGATCGTAAACATCCATGTAACGAAGGTTTACTCAAGTCAATCAGGAATAGATGTGTGCGTGAAAGAATGCTTAGACTAAGGGTTTATCCCTATTCAAAATATTCCATAAAAGGAATAACATTTAATTTTTAACAGGAGTTACATCATGGAATCAACTTGGGAATTTGACACAACAGTAGGTGCGGGTAGCGAAATCGTTACAGTCGTTTACGAGTATTCCTCAGACGAAGATGGGACTTACAACGAGTCCATCAAAGAGGTTTGGTTTGAAGGTAAAAACGTCATTGGGCTATTCTCTGACGAACAATTCAAAGAGATGGAGTGTGAGGCGGCAATGCGGTTTCAGCACCATAAACTCAATTACAAAACTGAGGATGTATGAACGAACCCACCAAAGCAATCCAATTCTTGATTGACACTGCGCCACTGTATGCCAAAGCGAAGGCCGACAGAATGTATTTAGAGGAGTTTCGCAAATCACGCAAGGCTCAACTAGCGAGCCAAGCGGGAACAGAAGTTCTTGGAAAGCAAGAAACCTTTGCTTATGCTCACGCTGACTACATCGAAATCCTAGAAGGAATCAGGGAAGCCGTGGAGAAGGAAGAGCGTTTTCGTTGGCTAATGACTGCGGCACAAGCTCGCATTGAGGTGTGGCGCACAGAGCAATATTCTGCCCGTATCGAACAAAAAGCCACCCAATGAATAACAAACTGAACGCAAAGGAGAGGCTACACCTTGCAAGGGTCAAGTCTTTGCCGTGTTCAGTCTGTGAAGCACCACCACCATCAGAAGCCCACCATTACAAGCAAGGTCTGCAATATACTTGCATCGCCCTTTGTGTCGATTGCCACCGAAATCCAGTTTTAGGTTGGCATGGTCAACGTAGGGCTTGGGCTATCAGTAAAATGCTAGAAATTGACGCCCTAAATGAAACCATCCGCAGATTGTGCGAGGAAATGCCAACCAAAGGCTCTAAAAGCCCTTTCTAGGCGCTTTTGATGGCTTCCCCATCCCAACCTACGCAAGACAAGAAAAAACCCTCCTAAGAGGGTCTGAGGGTTTAGCGTTTCCCGCTAAGTATTCGCAGAATTAAAGCGATGCAAGCATAGATCATTTAGCTTGCTTGCAAAACTGGCTCATATTTCCAGTTTTCTCCGTCATGTTCATCAAGAAAAACCCATTCGATCAATTCTTCGCTTTCATAATCGGGGTTCTCATCGATGATTTTATTCTGAGCTTCTTCTAATGTTTCAGCTTCAATAAAGTATTCATAAGACACGTTTTTAAATATTTGAAAAGTTTTCATTTTTATTCCATGCATGATGTGTGTATGTAGGTGTTCAAAATCTCAGCGTCTGGGTGATACTTTTTAAGTTCAGCCACCGCATCCTCTAAAGATTCTGCGCTTGTTTCGTCATACTCAGCGTGAACACAATCAGGGTATGGATAAAACTCAATAAGGAAGGTTCTGAAAGTCATAGAGCCACCATTTCAAGGGCTTGAGCTTTGCAATCTTCTACTTGGTCAAGTGATAACCCTCTAGCTATTTGTTCCGCTAATTCGCTTGCTCGTTGAGCCTTGTGGTCGTCTGGCGCAGTTATTGCCAGAACTAGGCATTGTGTGAGTGCTTGTAATTGTGTCATTTTGTGTCCAATATGTTTAAACGCTGTCTGTAACTGAGTCCGAGATAATCCCGAGTTTATAAAGCTCGTGATCTGCTTTTTGTTTAGATTCATTATCTTTAAATAAGAAAATCCCATTCTTATCTGTAACGCAATCCAAAGTCCCATTATGTTTGCTCATTATCTTTTCAATAGATAATCGGTTTTTGGGGTTGTCATAATAAAAGTCGATACCTAATAAATGAGTCATGTTTGTGCCTTTTATTCAGTTTCAGAAGTTTTAAACATTAACTCAATGTCTATATAACGACAGAGAATTTCGTGGATTTCATCCTCTTGTTGACCGCAGAAAAACAAACCCGCAGTGTCGCCAGTAGTCACGCCTAAAGCGTCTTGAATGTGTCGGCAAGCCTCATGCAAAGCATTTTCGGCAAGGTTTTGAATGTCTTGTTTGTTCATTTATTCGCCTCCCAAATTTTGTAACCATTGGGCATTCTGACAATGCCATGTTGATGTTTAAAACGCTTGATTGCGTCTTTTTTGTCATATCCGTGCTGAGTCCATGCACGATGAATCCATGATGGGATAAAAAAAAGATAATGTTTCATGCTTTTACCTTAAGTTGTTTAAACGCTCTGCACTTGGCAAAGTCTGACAAATGAAACTCGTGCAATATCTGGTCGGGGCTTTTCTCTGACCAATAATAAAACCCTCGTTTAGCTCGTTTCTTGTGCGTGAATTGCAAATGGTCGAGATCACAAATGCGCTCGTCAAATGATCTTGGCTTGAAGCCACTTGGAGGGTTTCTCATGCTTCCACCTTTTGAATTAATTGTTTGCTTTCTTTGATTGATCTTTGAATAAAATCTGCCCAATTTTGAGCTTCATGTTCATTTAATGTCCAAATAGGATCAAGCATCATGTCATGAGCGGTTTCGTCTGCGGCTTCCCAATCCCCATGATCTCCCAAGTTGTATAAAAGTCCGTCTGTGTTTAGTACAAAATAAATCATGCTGACACCTTGTCATAAATAGCCCATTGAGCCGTGTCGTATCCGTCTAAGTCAGGGATTGCATTAGAGATAATCGCCTCAATAAACTTAGAAGCCAGAGAGTCCTCAAATTCTGGATGCTCGCAAGATTGATAGCGCAAGCACTGAGCCGCTTTAATCGCTTGAATAGCCGTGAGAATGGGTGCGCCTCGGTCGTAATCTATTTGCGTGGTTTCGCTCTCGCCATAGCGATAGTTAACGCTTTTAACGTTTTCTTCAAAAAGAATCTGCGCCACGGCTTGCTCATTGCCGAAAGCGTTTAAACGCATTACTGTTGCACCATAAGAAACGCCCACCTTATGCCTTGAGGCATACCGAACCAGAGCGTTGATGTGTGAATCGGAAACAATAAAAGCTGACATTTTGAACACCTATTAAATGATGCGACATTGCACCGAATAGACCCAACCCGTGAGCCTACCCGTTGGAATTTCACTTAACCAATATATCGAAATACGCTAAAAGACCCCAACAGAGGGCAAGCCCCAACCCGATACAAGTCAACAAGTCGTAAATTATGTTTTTCATGGTGACACCTTGTAAACGTCAATCATCGTATCTGGGTGAACCCATCGTTGTTTGGATTCGGGCGCATTTTTATGGCACAAATAGACTGTGTTTTCTGATCTCTCTCGCCATGCTGACCCAACCTCATCGTAAAGCGTTGAGCCTTTTTTGAATGTAAATTTCCAATCATCAGGGATTGATCCATTCATCTCAAGGTCGGCAAGGTCACTAATAGCCATTGAGCAGACTAAATATTTCCAAGTATAAGTTTGCATGATGTTTAAACGCTTTCAGTTAATTTTGTCGCCAAAGTAAGCCCGATCAGTCTCACCCATAAATCTGAAAAACAGATCAGGGAAAGCATCTTCAATTCTGGTCTTATTTGTTTTATCTGCCTTTTGCCAAGCCTCTGCCATAGACCCCGCAAAGCCACCGCCACTTTCACGCATAGTATTTGCCGCATTGTGTAGAGCATTCCATCGGCAAGCCTGAACCATGTTTTCAAAATCGTAAGTCATTTTTAACGCCTTTCAAATAATGCAACAGTGCATCCAAAGCCACTCTGTCACAGTGGCTCAAGAGAAACTGTTTAAACGCTCTCACCAAGCCACTCGGCTCTCTGCTCTGTCAGTTGGTCAAAGATTGCTTGGCGTGTGCCTTTATAGCCCTCTGCCTTAAGAATGGCGTATGCGCTTTGACCTCTCCTTTTCATGCCTAACATCTCAAGCCTTAGAGCTTGACGCAAGGTGAGGATTCGCATTTGTGCGATGTGATCTGGGTTAGTGATTACTGACATAATTTAAGCCTTTTAAAAGTAAGCCCCGAAGGGCTTGGGTTGGTTACAGTTTCATCCCGTTGATTTCAGCTTCTAGCAACAACTCATCAAATGTTGCCTCTATTGCTTCCACTCTAGAATTATTCGCCTTGAGATCATGGGGTGACAAAATGTTGTCGTCAATCCAAATCCATTTGTCGGTAGTGTTGAACCATGTGTATGCTTGTTCAAGGGTCAATGACTTGAGGATGTTATTCATTATTGCGAGATACATAATTTAAGCCTTTCAAAGTAGTGCAACAGCGCACAGAAAAGCCCTTTCGAGCTTCCCTCTAAGCTGTTTAAACGCTTTGCATCTCTCCGTGATCTGGGCAATGAGGCGCACCCATTTCATTGATCCACTTACCCGCAACCCTTACTGTGTAACCACAATCACGGCAAACACATTTCAACATTCTTGTTGATTGTTTCTTTTGAGCATTTGAGGGGATCAAGTCAGCATGAGGATAAATGCCAAGCCTTTCCAAAACAGGTGTTGCCCAGAGCTTGAATTTCTCGCCCGCTACTGTGGCGGTCATTTTGCCCTCTAAGCCAATGGCGGTAGCGGTACGTTTAAACAGTTTGCCATGCCCGTCATTTGGATGACAAGCGTGGACAAGCTCATGCGCCAAGATGTCAAGAACCCGCATTGAATCGCTGATTGTAGGAGAGATAAAAATCTCCGCATGTCTATCTGCTGATGCTCTAGCAGACCTTAATTCAATGCTTGACGGATGGATGAATGATAAGCTGATGGCTTACTCTCTCCAGAATATCACCGTCCCATTAGTTGCTGGGACTGCTTCTTACACAATCGGCGCTAGTGGTGCAACAGTTACCGCAACAGCTCCAGTCAGTATTGAATCTGCTTTTGTTCGTAAGTCTAATCTTGATTACCCAATTACGTTTATTGACCAAGATCAATATAACAACATCGTTGCCAAGACTTCAACATCTGATATACCGGAATACTTGTATTTCAACGGAACAAGCCCTAACGCTTTTGGTTAAACATCCCAGCGAGTTGGGTGGTTTGTATCATAGGTCGATTGTTAACCCGCTTTATAGATGCTAGTGTTTCACTAGCTAGTTTAATTACAACCTGATTAAGTGGTATTGCAGGGAATTCAGCCCACCGTCTAATAGCTAGGTTATAAGCTACAGCATCTTCATATCCATTAGGCATGGAA